CTGTTGCGCAAGATCATGGGCCAAGCAAACGCCCAGCTCGCCCCAACCGGCGCGTAACATGATCGAGGAACTCATCAGCCGCGTGTTCTACGCACGCAACGTGGCGCACTTTGAGCACTGGCGCGCCAAGGGTGATGGTAGTTTCGCAAAGCACAAGACATTGGGCCGCTTCTACGACGACGTCATCGACGCAATCGACCGTCTCGTAGAAGCCTACCAAGGCGCGTTCAGCATCATCGGGAACATACCCGCTCCCGATGTGTCTGAACGCGACGTGCTGAAGCTGCTTGAGGCCGACGCGGCATGGATTGAAGAGCATCACGAAGACATCTGTCAGGGCAACCGCGCAGTGGCTAATTTAATTGACGGTGTCACAGAAGTGTATCTGTCGGCGGTGTATAAGCTACGGAACTTGAAATGAACTTCGACATCAATACCCTCGTGACCGTGCTGACCTTTATCGGGGGCCTGATAACCGTATGGGTGAACCTCAACAGCCGTCTGACGTTGCTTGAGGCGCGTCTTGGCTTTGGTGACGAGAAGTTCAACGCCATCGACAAGAAGTTCGACGAGGTGATGATGCACCTCCGCCGGATTGAGGACAAACTGGATAATAAGGCGGATCGATGATGAAACGGTTTCTGTTTGGTTTTGTGGCCGCCACCAGCGCGGCCTCTCTCGTGTTTGCGCAGACTGCTCCCGTGTCGGTGGCTCCGACGGAGTATATCTACAACACGACGACCAACAGCACGTCGAACAACACCAACACGTCCACCAACACGTCCACCAACACGAACAACAACAATTCCACCAGCACGTCGACGAACACGAACACGAACAACAACGTGAACACCAGCACGAGCACGTCGGTCAACACGAACAACAACGTGAACGCCAGCACATCGGTCAACACGAACAACAACAATAACGTGAGCACGTCGGTCAACACGAACAATAACGTCTCGACGAACACGAACATCAACCAAAATACTGGCACGATGACGAACATCAACCAGAACACCAACGTCAATTCTGGCACGATGACGAACATCAACCAGAACACCAGCACGTCGGATAACGTCAACCGGAACATCAATACCGACACGAGCAACAGCACGATCAACCAGAGCGTGAATAGCAGGTCCGATAACACCAACCGGAACATCAACAACGACACGTCGAACTCGACAATCAACAGCACGACGAACAACGTCAACCAGAACAACAACGTCAACGTCTCCGACAGCAAAAGCTATAGCGAGAACGTCTCTCGGCAGGTTATCGATCAGAACATCAAGTCACCGCCTCCGAGCGCCATCGCGCCGAGCATGATGTCCTACAGCCAAGACCTCTGCACCACCGGCCAGTCTGGCGCTGTGCAGACGCAAATCATCGGCCTGTCCGCTGGGCGCACTGTGCGTGATCAAAACTGTGAGCGGATGAAGCTCTCGAAGACCCTGTACGACATGGGTATGCGCGTGGCTGCTGTGAGCCTCCTGTGCCAAGACACCCGTGTCTTCAGGGCGATGGAGATGGCTGGTACGCCCTGCCCGTTCATGGGCGCAATCGGTGAGGCTGCGACAGCGGCATGGGAAGAAAATGCCGACCGCCGCCCCGACGCAGACTAAGCGTCTAATCTCTTTACTGGCTGCATTGCTGGTCAGTACATCTGCGGCTGCGCAGACCTATGAGCCTGCCTTAATCCCCCCGCAAATCAACGGCGCGCCTACCACAATGACGCCCCTCAATCTGGGTGACGATGGCACGCGGAACGTCAGCCTTGGCTTTGAATTTGAGTATTGGGGCCAGACGTTCACCGACGCGTGGGTTTCGAGCAATGGCTTTGTGTCGTTCCAGAGCGGCGCGCATCTGTGCTGCAATGGTCAGCCTATCGAAATGGCGCAGCGCAACACAATCTACGCCTACTGGTCAGACCTAATCAGCTACACTGGCAACCCATATTATCGCCGCGACGACGGCTCGATCCTATTCGGCTGGTATGGCGTGAACGAGTATGGCACGAACAACAGCAGCACCTTCGAGATTGGCCTCTTTGCCGACGGTAAGATACAACTGAATTTTGGCAATCTGGGCTTCTCTGGCTACCGCGACTTTACTGCGGGCCTCACCGGCCCAACTGCCGACGATAACATCCCGCTCTTCTACGGGCGCAACGCGCAGTTCCTTCAGAACCAGTCGGGCCTCTTGTCGTGGATTGCGCCCGAGCCAGAGGTTGTGCCTGTTGACTGCAACGCAACGCCCATGGACCCCACTTGCCCACCGGCATCCGTAGCCATCGATGTCGGCGCACCTGATCCTACGGAAAGCACATCGGACACTGCCGTTGCTTCAGTCGAGCAGACGCCGCAGGAAGAAGTGCAGATGGAAGATGTGGCCGAGCAGGAGATTGAAGAGGCGCAACAGGCGCTGGAGACTGCCGAAGTATCGCTCGAAGCTGACGCCGAAACTGAGGAGGCTGCCGTTGAAGAGGCGGTCGAAGACGACACCGTCGAAGAACTGGTGTCGGAACAGGATTTAGAAGATCTTGATGACGAGCGCCTTTCGCCTGAAGAATTGGCTGCATTGGCGGCGCAAGGCCCCGAAGATGATAAAGAAACTTTAGCCAGTGAAACCTTGGCGTCGCTGGAAGGCGCAGAGAACGCTTTGGAAAGCCAAGACGCATCGGGCGCGGAGCAAGAAGCAAATGCTACGGCGCTTGAGGAGAGCGCGCAGCAATCGGCCTTCTTCGAGGAGGCCGAACAGGCCAGCCAAGCGTCGGCCTTTGAAGGCAACGCACAATCGGTGCAGGGCTTTGCTGGCTTCCAAATGCGCGTTGATTTTGGGTCGAGTGCTTCCGTTGCAGGCGGCAGCGGTGTCGGCCTTGGTTCGTCACCCCTCGACGCCGCCATATCAGTGGGCAGCCCTGTTTCGATGGCTAATACCTTTGAAATTCTGAACAGCGTCGGCGGTCAAAGCAACGCCGCGCCCGCTGCGGCAACCGCCTCATCTGAAAAGTCAGAAAACGAGATGTCGGAAGGCCAATCGGAAACCATCAATGAAATGGGGGCCGTGCCGGGTTTCGCTGCGTACACTCAGACATCCCTGCAAGATAGGGCTGACTTTTACGCAATTCGTGATATATACAGCCGACGTAGGCTGCAAGACGCAAACTTTGAATTGTATCGACTGATGCAGACGAATGATGCCCGCTGGCAGGAGATGGTAGATGAGCAGTACAGATGAGGAACCCAAGGTCGCCTTTGATGAGAGCGGCTTCAGTTTTAAGATTGGTGGCCTGAGCAGTGGCAAGATTGCCATTATCTTCGCGGCTATATCGACCATTGTCGGCGGCCTCTGGGCTGGCTTTCAGGTGTACCAGCAGTTCCTGACTATGAAGGAAGTCACAGCGGCTTATGTGCCGCCTGACCTGTCTGCCATTGAAGGACGCATTTCGGTGCTGGATGAGCGCGTCACGAGTGTCGAGCGTCTGACCAAGATTAACAGCGAAGCCCTAAATTATATGACGGGCAGCATTTCCAGCAGCGTTAGTGGCACGCGCCAGACGGTTGACGCGGTGTCGAGCAGCGTTAGAAACAGCGATGCGCAGAACATGGCGATGCAGCGCGCTGTCATAGAGCAACTGCGTCAGCAGGATCAGGAGCAGCAGCGTCGCATCAAGGAACTTGAGGCTGAGACTGCCGAACGTATTCAAAAGACGCTGGCGAACCCGCTGGCCGGAAAGGACTGATGATGGAAGATAAATTAATGGATGCGCGCATCAAGGCGCTCTTGTTGGCTGCTCGCACGATGGCATTTGTCATCTGCACGATTACCATCGCCATGATCGCAGGCCTGTTCGTGTCGAACGAGATTATCGACAACAAGGACGTCTTCGGCCTCCTCAGCTATGTCATGACCTCGGTTGTCGGCGCTGTGGCTGGCTCCTACGCCACGTTGATGGGTATGAAGGGTGAGCTGGTCCCACCGCCGCCTGAAGACCGCAACGACCCTGAGCCAGAAGAGCCTGCGCCAGCACCACTGCCGCCGCTCGACCTGACGGCAGAGATGGCACCAAAAACATACGACGATCCGCAAGCCACCGTCTTTATCGACGAAGACGACGATGACGATGACATGGAGCCTTGGGAAAAGTATCGCAACGATATGCGCTATGACGCCAACGGTGACGGCGTAGTCGATGAACTTGATTTCCCTGATTGGCGGAGTGCTGGCAAATGAGCATGATAGAACTTCAGAAGAAGATTGGCGTAACGGCTGACGGGGCTTTCGGCCCCGGCACGCTGAAGGCCGCCGCATCCTACTTCAAGCTAAACAAGAACCGCGCTGCCCACTTTTTTGCTCAATGCGCGCACGAGAGTGGCAACTTCAAAGCGTTCAGCGAGAACCTGAACTACGGCGCAAAGGGTCTGCGCGGCATCTTCGGAAAGTACTTTCCGACCGATGCGCTGGCTAAGGCTTACGAGCGTCAGCCGATGAAGATTGCCAACCGTGTCTATGCCAATCGCATGGGCAATGGTGACGAAGCGTCGGGCGAAGGTTTTCTGTACAAAGGCCGAGGTCCCCTCCAACTCACTGGCAAGAACAACTACCGCGCATTCGGTAAGTATATCGGGCGCGAACAAGAGATTTTGGACAACCCAGACCTCGTCGCTACCGAACTCGGCTTTGAAAGCGCCCTGTGGTTCTTTGACGCAAACAAGCTCTGGTCGATCTGCGACCAAGGCATCAACGACGCTGCGATCCTCGCACTGACGAAGCGGATCAACGGGGGCACTCACGGCCTCGATGACCGTAAACTGAAAACCAAGAAGTATGCTACTTGGCTCTAAGGAGAAGAACAATGGATTTGAAAAGCGTATTGAAGAAGGAAGCCGAAAAGGCGATCCTCAAGAAAGCCACCAACAAGATCTTGCCGATGGCCGGAGACGCGCCGAAGTTCGGTAAGAAAAGCAAAATCGCAGCCGTTCTTATCACTTTCGCAGGCATTGCAACTGCCCTCGCCGAATATCTGTAGGCGGTGTCTGTCCAAACCAATAAAAAACAGGTATAGAGGCCCCTATGTCCACGACGATGACCTTCGAGAGCCTTCAACAGGATGTCCGCCGCTACCTTGAGCGCGGCGCGACACTCGCGTCTGACGCTGTCGTTTACGAGCAAATCCCGCGCCTCATCAACTTGGCGGAGCGCAAGATTGCTCGTGAACTCAAGGTTCAGGGCTTCATCAATGTCGTGACGGGCGAGCTCAACACTGGGCAATCGGTTTACCCTAAGCCCGACCGCTGGCGCGACACCGTGTCGATTAACATCGGCACGGGCGCAACGGGTGACAATCGCAAGTTCCTGTTCACGCGCGATTACGAATATATTCGCACGTACTGGCCCAACGCGCTCGACACCGACCAGCCTGTTTTCTACAGCGACTATGACTATAGCCACTGGTTGATCGCGCCAACGCCCGATCAAGATTACCCCTTCGAGATCCTCTATTACGAATTGCCGCCGTTGCTCGACGACAGTGTGCAGACGAATTGGGTCACGGAATACGCTCCACAGCTTCTGCTTTACGGCACGCTGGTGGAAGCCACGCCGTTCCTCAAGAACGACGAACGCATCCAAGTTTGGCAGAGCATGTATGATCGCGCGGCGGCGATGCTAAACGGCGAAGACCTTGGTAAAATCCTCGACCGATCCGCTGTGCGCAAGGAGGCCTAATAATGTCCACATCGTTCACTCAGGTCTTCGGGGGCAGCACGATCTACCCCTCGGACGTGTCGTATCTTCCGCTGTCGCTGTCCGGCGATGTAACGCTTGAGTGGCCGCTTGAGGCCACCACCGGCAACAACGTCGTCGCCCGCATCATCGATGTAACGCCGACTGGCGTCTACACCATCATCATGCCTGACGCGACGAAGGTCGGCGTGGGCCAGACGATCCTCTTCAACAACCTCGGCCCTAGCATCGTCACGGTCGACACTGCCGCAGGCAACGCCATTCTCAGCATGAGTGCAGGCGAGCAGTGGCAGATTTACCTGACGGACAACACAACGGTCGCAGGAACGTGGCGCGTCTTCCGTTACGGCGCGGCTACCGCACAGGCGCAAGCCTCTGCGCTCGCAGGCCCCGGCCTCGTTGCCCTCGGCTCAACCCTCGCGCAGAACGCCGAGGTTGTCGATTTCTCCTCAACGCCAGTCACGACGACGACAGGCGACCGCGCTAAGACTTTTGTCTGGACAGGCGCACTGGGCACGTTGAACTTGCCAACTTCCGTCTCGGCGACTGACGGCTGGTTCATCAACCTGCGCAACAGCGGCACGGGCGACCTTGTCGTCGACCCATCTGGCGCGGAACAGATTAACGGGGCGAGCACGCTCACCTTGCAGCCGGGCGACAGCGCCAGCATCGTGACCGACGGCATCCAGTGGTACACCATCGGCCTCGGCCAGCAGGCGGTCTTCGCCTTCGACTACACGTCTGTCGCCGTCACTACAGGCACGTACACGCTGAGCGGATCTGAACTGAACCGGATTGCCTACAAGTTCACAGGCACCCTGAGCGGCAACGTGACTGTCGTCGTGCCTGCCACCGTGCAGCAGTACTGGATCAATAACCAGACGACGGGTGCCTTCACCCTCTCTGTCCGCGTGTCGGGCAGCTCATCCCCTGTTGTTGTGACGCAGAACACGACGGGTATCTACTATTCCGACGGCACGGACATCATCACCGCAACGACTGCGGCGGCATTCGCAGGCGTGGTCGGCATCTCACAGGGCGGCACCGGCGCGACCAGCGCAGGCTCCGCGCTGACCAACCTCGGCGGCACGGGCATCGGCACCGCCGTCTTTACGGCATCCACAACGGCTGCTGCCCGCTCCGCCATCGCGGCGGCTGCCTCTGGCGCGAATAGCGACATCACCTCGATTACGGGCCTCACAACGGCCCTGACCGTTGCGCAGGGCGGCACAGGATCTACG